TTATTCGTCGTCGTTCGTCATCTTGGTGTCGTGTGCGATCAGGGACACGAGAGCGTTCTGCTGGCGATGAGCGAGCTGGCGGAAGCGCTGCAGCAATTCACGCTCGTGCAGTGACAGCTCAGGGCTGTCCAGACGCAGGCTTGGCTCGTCTCCCAAGTTGCCTTCCTGAATCAAGCTTTGCTCGAGGCGGGCAATGATTTCAGAGTTCATGCTCCGGTGATGATTCTTGGCGACATCAGCGATCCGCTCACGCATGCCTTCCGGGAGACGGACAACGAACTTGTCAGCTGTGCGACTGGAATAAGGGGCCTGTTTCATAGGGCTCATATATTTAACCGATTTAGTTCAAAGGGGGAGGCGGTTCGTGCATCAGGCCGCTTGATGTCATGGTCTGACTGTCATTTTGGCGAAATGTTCAACCGTCCAACATAAAGGTCCGTCATCATGCATCAGTCCGCCGGAACCTTGGCGTCAAATCTGTGACAAATATTGAACTAGATAAAGGCGTTTAGCCAGCACCAATTATCAGAAATGCGTTCTGGTTTGCAAAGTTCCCGATCACCGTCCATCTGATCGACAGCCGCCGGGTACGCGGGTTTGCGCCATGGTGGCTATCTGTCTTCAGCGTAGAGGTGTCTGAGGAAAAATACGAGAAAGGTGCCAAGAAAGAGACGAAGGGTCTGTCAAAGAAGTGGACAGCTCGGCGGCGCGAGTGTCAGAACCGGATCGAATGGCGCTCGAAATGCCGATCACGCCATCAGGTATGAGACTCAGGGTTTGGCTTGACGCAGCACTGGATCAAACTTGATTCGGCGACCGACGAACAGAGCCGCCACGAAAAGGCTGGCGAATACGCCAGCTGCCGTCTTGGCAGCGGTGCTCAGCGTGTCCATCGACGGTGGAAGCAACTGGTCAATGGCAACCGCCATGATGGCCAGGATCAGAAAGGACAGTGCTGCTTTTGACATGGCGGTTCTCTAAACGAAAGACTGATTGGCAAGCCCGATTTCACATTCAGCGTCAAAACACCCAGCGTTCGGAGCGATCCACAGGGATCGCTTCGTCAGTGTCATTGGCCAGCATCGCATCTGAGCGGTGTGCCGGTTGTGCGACGAAGCGAGGCGCCTGTTTCATGAGGTAATGCGGTTGAGCCTGAACAGCCACGCTTTCTGTGTTGGCAGCGTTGCCTGCCTTGCTGCCATCGTCCTGGAAGTGGAAAGCCACCAGAGCGACGAGAGCCGCTGCGTTCAACAGAGAGAGAGTCATGTTCATCTCGATTACCTTCGCTTGGAATTCGGGTTGTGAAGGGGATTGCACAGAAAGGGATAATGCAGTCTGCATGCCAAGCGTTTATTCATAATAAATGTCAATAAAATCAAATGCTTATCGATTGATTGGATGGTAGGCAGGTTGCAGTTTGCAATGATGTCACTTTGTGGCATTGCAATTTGCATGATGCCCTTGAGGCGCCGGTGTTGGGCGTTCTGGACTACACCCTAAAAAGACAATGACGACATGACAAAACAAGGGCTTGCCGTTAACATGCACGCCGTCCCGTTGGCGCCATTCAGAGCGTCGGCACAGTGTCTCAGTAGCTCAATTGGATAGAGCATCCCCCTCCTAAGGGGAAGGTTGGCAGTTCGAACCTGCCCTGGGACACCATATAAATAAAGGCTTCCAGCAGTTTATTCGTGACAGATCGCTCTGGTATGACAGCAGCGTGACAGCAAGCGGCAAGAGAAAGGCCCCGTGCAGAATCGCTCTGACGGGGCCTTGTTGTATCTGCCACCAGGCCCGGAGCGCCCGAAGGCATGGTCTGCGCAGACTGTCGGGGTTATTGCATGAGAGGGTACTCGCCGACTAATCCCTCACCAGTGACACGCCTATGGCGACCGGACTGGCCCCGGTTGGAACTATCGCGCCACGAAACGGCGCATTCGAAAACGTGGCGCGCTACGCCAAACCTTCCTCACACATGCACACCAGCAACTTGTGATCGTTGTCGGGAAGAATTGCCTTGATGTTGTAGATCTTCCCTACATGCTTGAATCGCATCGAGGTGGTCAGGTCTTCCCGGTATCGCAGTGTTACCCGCACGGTCGTCGAGCTTTGCTCAGCAGCAGCGGCTACGAACTCCTTGCCGCTGATCCCTTCAGCGCGTGCCCACTCTCGGGCAACCCGCACCCACGTCTCGTACATTTCGCCCGACTCAGGGTCTTGCGTGTACTCAGGCTTCTGGATGTCGATCGGGTGACGCAGTTTTCCGATCTGCATCACAGCACCGCCATGGAACGATAGGGCGCCAGCAGCAATGAGTAAGTACGGTTTTCGTTCAGAGCTCGATCTGCCTGGCGCTCGCGGTTTTCGTACAGGTCTCCAACCAGCAGCAGTACCGCAGCTTTTACCGGGGCGGGCATAGGCTCGGGCCAGTCATCGCCTAGGAAGGTGCTGATGTGCGTTTCGGCTGCGAGTATCAACCCTTCGAGATAGTTGTCCTCGGCTTCGTGGTCGACACGGAGATGTAGCTTTGCTTCGTCCAGGGTCACGGTGGTCATACAAAAAATACCTCGGTGTCGATCTCAAAAGGTGCCTCGGCCACCAGGGACGCGCCGAACGCCATCGCCATGGCCTGCAGGCCGTCAATTCGCCCGGTGCGGCGGCTCTTGTCCAACTTGCGGTTTCCGCTGGGGTCTTTCACTGCCACAGCGTTGGCTGCGCACAGGGTCAGGACTGGGTGGCCGCCGTGGGCGACTCGCCCGTTCAGCAGCTCAGCTTCCAGAGCATCAAGGGCTGGAGCCATATCGCGAAAACCTTGGCCGTATGGCACCAGAGGCAGCTCAAGGCCCAGTCGCTCCAGTTCTTTCTTGAGCACGTCGATACGCCAGCGGTCGTAGGCGATTGCAGCCACGTCGCAGTCGCTCAGGATCTCGGCCAGATCAAGCGCTACCGCTTCCAGGTCAACGGTAGCGCCTGGCGTGGTCCTGATGAATCCTTGCCGCGCCCATACGTCATACGGTGCCCGGTCTTTCTTTGATCTCTCGAATATTCCCTGCTCGGGTGTCCAGAAGTAGGAGCGAACCTGCCACACGCCCCCGGCTTTGCCGATCAGCACTAGGGCAGTGAGGTCGGTCCGGGCCGATAGATCGAGGCCGGCGTATACCGGTCCCTCGAAAGGCTCAGACTCGGCGTCGCAGGAGGCCCACACGTCTGGGCTGATGAAGGGGCTGTCCAGACTGACACGCTGGTTCAGCAGCAGGTTGCGGGCGGTGTTGCTCATGCTGGGCATCCGCTGCGCCTGTTGCATCTGTTCGCGTAGATCCGTCTCGGAACGAAACAGGCCCAGTGCCGGGTTGGCTGCCTTCCATGCTTCCTCGTCCATCAGACCGCAGCCCTCGGCGCCGGCGTATAGCCGACACACGATGCGTGGGTCTTTGCTGATCTTTGCGTCGTCGATCCACTGGCTCAGCAGGTCGGCGTCGTTGGCTGCCTGGGTACTGATCGCGATCAGCAGCGGCGCTTCGTGCGCACCCTGGCTGGTGGTGATGGCGTCGACGAAGTCAGATTGCGGCCCGCGTATCTGGCCGATCTCGTCGAGGATGGCCAGGACAGGCGACAGGCCGTGTGCGGTCTTGCCATCAGCAGCGAGTGCGCGAAACTCGGTGTTCAGGTTCAGCCCCAGCAGACGTTTACCGCTTGGCACAATCCGGACGATCTTGGTCAGAGACGGCGACAGCTGAACCATCTTGCTGGCCAGATTGAATACCAGCGCGGCTTGGTCGCGGCTCATGGCTCCGGATACGAGCTGGCTATTCTGCTTGGCCTCGGGACCGACCAGGTGCGCCAGTAGCAGGCCAGCGATCAGACCAGACTTACCATTCTTGCGCGCTACGCTCAGGATGGCCCGCCGTGTGCCCGCTGGATTGTCGTACACGTCTCGCAGGAACTGGCATTGGAACTCGGCCAGCTTCATGGGCTTGCCCACATCCGCACCCTCGGGGGTGACGCAGTAGCGCTCGATAAAGGCGATGATCTTTTCGGCGCGGGTCATTGCAGCGTTCCCAGTGTCGGGATCAGATCGTCATCCTCATGTTGGCGCGCTCCACGTTCCAGAGCGGCACCCTTGTGGATGTCCTGGGCCTTGCCCACGGTGGCGATGGTGGCGACCATCAGTTGTCGACCAGTCGCCAGGGCGCGGCGGGTCATCTTGTCCAGCAGGTCGCACGCCGGGTTTATCTTGCCCTCGATCAACATGCCGTCGCGCTCGATGCTCTCCTGCAGGGTTTCCATATCGGCATACGCCCGGGCGAGATTACCGGCCAGCACCAGGTCGGCGTCGGTCCAGGTATCGCGTGGGCGAGCGGTCACGATGGCATTCCAGAAAGGCCGATCACAGTCACGAAGCCGAACATGAGCCGGCGGCGGTAGCGGGCCAAGCGCTACGGCCTGGCTGGCAGCTACAGCGGCCTTGGCACTGTCAGATCGGGGGCGTCGGTCGGTCGTCTTCATGGTTTTCAGGCAGTTAGCGTTAAGAAAGCAGGTCGGGCGCGCTCAGCGGCAGGGTGGTTCCTCGTGATCTTTCGCTAGTGCACTGTTCTGGTGCGCCTTTCATCACGTTCCAGGGGTGCGCAGGATCGAGCGGGAGGCCGTTCAGGTCGTGTCCTCGTGTGGTGCCCTTGCCCATGTCTTGTGCGGTCTTGATGGAGTGGCAGGAGTGGCACATGCCGGTCAGGTTATCCCTGCGGTTGTCGTCGCCATCGTTGCTGATATGGTCCACGTCAGTGCTGGCCACATACAGCCCCCGGGCCAAGCACCAGCGGCACAATGGCTCCTCAGCCAGAATCTGTGCTCGCAGCCGCTTCCATGCCGCGCTGGATAATGGAATAACCCTGGCCTTGGGCTTGTACTTCGAACGCGGGCGGGCGGGCTTCACGCTTCTTCTCCCGTATTTCCTTTTGGTGCTGATCCAGGGTTTTGATCCTTGGCTCCAGCATCTTTACCCGGGGCTGGAGCATCTTGAGGCGCGGGCGCTTGGACATCATCGATACCTTCTACGGTGGGCAGGTTTTCCATGCGGCGCACTTCGGAGCGAAGCAGCCATCCATCCTCGATACCGCGCTGATAGAACTCGGCACGAGTGACGCTATCGCCTCGCAGCAAACCTTCGACGTTGTGCTCAGCAAAGAACCCAGTACCGAGAAGGGTGCTGTTGATGGCCTGCTCCCACGCAACCAGGTGACGGCGCAGGGTGTGCACCACGAAGTAACGGGCCAGCTCGACAGCGTTGGAGTAGTTGGCCTCTCGCAGATCACCGATCAGCACAGGCGGGACGCGGAACAAGCGGGCCACCTCCTCGACAGAAAGACGTCGCGCCTCGATCCATTCGCTGTCCTCGAGCGTCATGCTGACTGTCTTGAATATGGCGCCCTGGGGCAGTACCGCCGTCTTGCCGTGGTTGCTTACCCCACCTTGGCCAGCCGCCCAACTCTCGCGGATCTCCCCGGCCTGTTGTTTCGTGGTACCGGGCTGAGTCTCGATGACGCCTGACAGCTTGGTGCCATTGGCAAACATGCGTTCGCCGTGAGTGCGTTCGGCCAGCGCCAGCCCCACGGTATCGCGGGCGACCTGAATAGGACTGCGCCCCAGAATGCCATCCTCTGTGTGGTAGCGGATGTGCAGCATTTCGTCTGCGGTCAGGCGCTGAAGCTTGCCGTGTCTGTCGGTGAACTCATAGATCAAGCGCTCGCTTGCGGAGCTTCGCAGGATCTGTACGGCGTCAGGGTGAATCGGTTCCAGCGCTTGCACGCGACCGGCACCATTCCAACGGATACGGGCATAGCCATTGCCGCGCAGCAGAACATGGCGCTGCAACTGCTCGCGGAATTCGAGAGCGGTCTGCCAATCGTTCGGCGCGTCGTGGAGCAACGGATACAGTGGATGGGTGCGGGCCTTGTCGCGTCCGTCATCGGTGCGACGGTAAACATCCAGCGGCAGACTACCCACGCTCTCACTGATCGCGGCCACGGCTGCATACACGGCGCTGATCGACTCGGCGGTCTGGACGGTGACGTTCACGCCGGCCGAATTACTGGCCTGGTTGAATTGGTCGAAGTACCGATCGTATGCCGGTGTGTTGTTGTCGGAGCGGGTGAACAGTCGAAACAGCTTCTTCACCGAATGCACTCCAGGAATTCAAGATAGCGGCGGGCGTGCGCGATGGCCTGGACGGGCTTCTTGCTCCGCACTGAAACGCTGGTGGACTGATAGGCAGGGTTGGCCGTGATCGTGATTTCATGCAGATCGACGTCCTGCAGGCTGCGCACTTCGCCTTGCCAGTCCTCCTTAACAGGAATGAACCCGAACGAGCACCCGGCCACGTCGCCCCGTTTTACCAGTTCGGACAGGTCGCGACCCAGTGTCGTGTCGGGTAGATCCAATTCAAATGCTAACCCCACGTCATCCTCGGATAGGCGCAGGGTTCCAGCTCCGACACGGCCCAAAAGGGCTGCATCGTTGTGCTCGTAAACGGCACGGATGCTGGCGGCGGCTGGCCCTGCAAGGGAGCGTTTGAAAGCCCCCGGCTGGATTGTCTCGGTCCAGCCCCCAATGGGGGTTGGATCACCGAAACGGGCTGCATAGCCGAACAGGGTCCGGCCTTTCTGCTCGATGCTGAACGAGCGACGTTCCATCACGCTTTGTCCTCCGCAACGATCGAGGCAGATATGATCGCGCCGCCCCACCTACGTTCGCCGATGCAGATCGGGACGGGGTTGCCGCTGGCGGTTGTGTTCTTTGCGCTGCCGAAGGCATAGCTCGGCAAATTGTCGGGGGATGCACTTTGCCTGAGTCCGCCAGCTTGTGGACTCAGCATTTGGATAACACCGCCAGCAGTCGTGCCTATGCCGGCGGCAAGAAGTGCAGGCTGCGAGCCTGGCGCCACGAAAAACGAGGCGACGATCAGCACGATTCCAAGCACGGTTTGGAGAATGCCTGCGCGCTTGCTGCCCGCCACTAATGGAACGATCCTGATCTCTCGGGTGCCAGCAAGGTCAAATTCTTTCTCTGACGCATTGACGCGGTTGCGGAATATCGCGAAACGCATACCCAAACGGGCAAGTCTCGAAATTTCCTCTTTGAAACCGGGAATGGTCACTTCCAGAGCTTTGAAGCATTCCCGCGCACTACCTGAGTCAATCTGCCGCTTGTGGAGACGGCCGAATAGGCGCGCCAGCGAGCCGGATAGCTTGATGGTGGTCATCGGGGTGTATTCGATTGCCAGCGCGCTCATGGTTAAGCCCCCGATGCCACGACAAAGCCTTCGGGATGACGTACAGCGGTATCGACGGTGGCCATTGCACGGACCTGCACACCGCCACGGCTGTAGGCCGGTTCGGCGTATGGGTTCACCAGAATGTCCACCTCGGACCAGACGCCCAGCATGACCTGGCTCCAGTCGCCCAAGATCAGCTTGCCAGCCGGAACGTTCTTCGACGCCGCCAGTGCCAGGTTGGCTAGAGTGCCGTTGTCGTACAGGAATCCACTGCCCGACCCGGCCACCTTCTCGGTGCTGCCCAGCACGGTGCGGATGGCGGCAGTGGTCAGCCAACGCGCATTGGTGATGTTCACGTCATCCAGCTTTTCCAGCAGTGCCAAAACTTCGGCCCAAGTGTCGGGCATGGCAGCGGTCTGGATGCCGGGAGTGTTCAGCACGCCCAGCGGTTCACCAGCCGCACCGCTGCCGGTGATAATGGCGCGGTCGATCTGTTTGGCGATCAGGAACGCCAGGTCTTCACGCACCAACTGCTCGATGCCTGGCGACGATTGCTGAATCAGTTGGCGGCTCATTTCGGTTTTGCCGCCAACGTGTTTCGGCGTCAGGGTCACGCCATCGAAGCCCATCTGACCTTCAGGCACAGCCTGACCCTCAGTCACCCAGCCAGTTTCCAGGCCGCTGCCGTACTTCGGAATCGAGACGTTGCCCACCAAGCCGGTGAGGGTGCGGACGCCCAGCGAACGCGCCAGCAGTGCCTCACGCAATGGGCCGATATACAAGTCTGCTCGATGGTCAGTACCCACCAGCTCGGGCGCGGTCGTGGTGGTGTTGGCGCGGCGCTCCAGGGCAGCGAACGGAACGAATGCCCCCTCGGCTTTGCGACCGGTGCGGCGCTCGGTTTCCTGCGTGTACTCGCGCTCGGCGCCGTCCACTTGACGGCCTTCCATCTGGGCGCGCAGGACGCGAATAACGCTGACCCTCTGCTCCAAGTGCTCGGAGGTGTCGTTGCTCACCGGGCCAGCGGTGCGCTTCTCCAGATCTGCAACGTGCTCGGCGCGTTGGAGCTGGAAAGACAGGCTGCGCTCTTCGGTCTTGAGCGTTTCAAACTGGGTTGACTCTTCGGCGGTCAGGTCACGTCCAGCAGCGGAAGCGGTATCCACCAGGGTACGCATGGCCTCGACGGCGGCGGTGCGCTTCTCGCGCAGTTCGTGAAGTTTCATTCAGGGAAAATCCTATGGGGTGGGGTTCTTCAGGCCTCACCATAGGCGCGTTTTCCAAGTCAAAACAGAGGGTTACAGTCCCCCTAAATGACGCTATGTCTGGTTATGTCCAGTTGTGTCCGAGGATACTAACGGTCTCTTGTAGTTTCTGACGAACGGTAGATCTCCTGACTTTTGAGGACATCTCATCCGGCTGGATGCCGTGTCGATACAACGTTAAAACCCAGTGGGTTCACGGTGGGTTAACGTTGCTTGCAGATGGGGTGGTATTTCACCACCCCACGTCCTAACGATCCGTTACCCCATCCACCAGCGCCGGTCGGATACTTCCCCCACTGGGGAGAGTTAGCTTCCGCCATCGGCGGGAGTTGTCCGGCCCCACTGGGGATTGGAGGGATCACATCGGATGTGATCCCTGGCCCGTCTATTCAACGGGGTAGGGGTCTGCAAATTGCACAGACCCTTTTGGCTCCTCCTTTGGGATGGATGCAGAAACACGCTGCTGGCCTTATGTGTCGTGGTCCGTAGCGAATCAGCCAGGAATCGTGTCTTCGATATGTCCGATTTTCAAAAGTCGTGAGGTCCGATTTTTGGACCTGAGTTTAGATACGGGATTTTCCCGTATTACCCTGGCCGCCGATCTGGCGGGGTAGATACCCTCAATTTGAGGAGAAGGCACATACCCAGATTCGGGTGGATGCAAGGGGGTAGCGTTTCACGATGCCCTTGAGATGTTCCGCCATCGGTGGAATACCCGGCTTTCCGGGTGTTTGGATCCGCCGAGGTATCGTCGAGTGACGCGCCGGGGTGCTGCGTGCGTTTTGACAGTGGTTTGGCAGGTGATTGGAAAGGGTGTGTGTATGGCGTAGTAGGAGTGGTGTAAAAACGACACCTGTAGAACTCGGAAAAGTGCTCCACAGGTATCGAAAACGACACCTGTGGACGCCCAAAAGAACCTCAATGGTCCATATTCGACACCTGTGGCACCCTCTCAGGTGTCGTTTTTACACCGGTAGAAATCGAAATCTGAGTTTTCTCCCAGTCGTTCGTCGGTGCCCGATGACGCCAACACGGCATCCAGGTAAGGCGCCAGGTTCGGGTTTTGGACTGGGTTCGACTACAGAACAGGCTTTCGTCGACCATGACGATAAAACCCGTCTCAGAAAGCTCAGAGAAAGCCCTCATGGCCAGCTTTCGCGAACATGGGATTTCTTCTTCGGCCTGACGAACTCCGAAGCCTACCGGGCCTGATGGTGTCCAAAATGAATGCATAAGGTGGAGTAGCGCTTTAGCCTGGCAGCTCAATCCTAGATATGCCTGTGACCGGGTGAGGCGGCGTTGGATCGCTTGTACCCCGCCCTCCTTGTCGTAGGGCAGACCATTTTTCTTTGCCATTCAGGAACTCACAGACAGGCGCAAAGGGGTGAGCGGAATCCGCACCCCCTCGCTTGAGAACAGAGGATTGTCAGGCTGCGCGAGCTCTGCCACACTCTGCCCCGACATTGCTTTCCCGGTGATCGTCACGACCCTGGCAGCGCGCCAACGCTGCCTGGGCCAGCTTCTCTTCATTCTCGACTGTCTCACTCAGCCATTCGCTGCGCTCCTCCAGCCTGTGAGCCGCCAGCAGCAAACCCTTCATCAGACCTTCAAGCCTGTACGGATTCAGGAATGACCGCCCTTCCCCGTCTGCCTGCTCGCAGAGGTCATCACTGATCAGACCGGCAATGGTGCTCATGAATATTCCGGCATCCATCATCAGTTCTGCATCGCCTTTTGCCACCTGATTGTTCATGCTGCGTCCCCCTCAAAGAATTTGATTACCTGTTCAGCGCTCATGTCGAAGTGCCGGCCGACCCGGACAAGACAGGTTTCTGAATCGACTACCTGAAACCCACCGCCACCGTTCACGGGCAGACGCTTGGTGGACTTCACAGCCGTGCAGCCATACTTCTGCGCGACCTCCCGCGCTTGCGCCTCAATGGCGCGCTGTTGCTTGCTCATAGATCACCTCTACTCGATGGGCGCCGAGACGGCGCAGTGGTTCCAGATCGGCCAAGCGGGTGCTGGCCGGTAGTTGAAGGGTGCCGAGGACTTCCCGCCCCCTGCCAATGATGCGGACGCTCACAGGAACTGCCCGATGTGCTGAAAGCGGAAATCCTTGATCGCCTGCAGATCGCCGGAGTCGAAGAACTTCGCCAGGATCTCGTCGTCATCGATGTCAGCCAGAGCGACTTCGCGCAGGTCGATTTGGGTGACGCCGATATCCGAAATGGCCTCGGCGATCACCGTGCCCTTGTCGAAGTCAACGATCAGTTTGCTCAGTTGATACGGGTGGAACAGGTCGCTGAATTGGTTGTTCATCGTGCACCTTCCTTGGCAACACGGTTGATGTACGCGTCCAGGTTCTTGACCAAGATCAGGCGACGTTTACCGAGCTTGAAGCTTTCGATCTCCCCCCTAGCAACTATTGCGTAGAGAGCAGAACGGGCAACGCCAATCGCCGTTGCTGCGTCGTCAATCCCGAGGGCAAGTGGCGTAACTGGTTGAGGTTGTGACATAGCTTTCTCCACCTGGCAGGTTGGTTGAATTGGCCAGATGGGCGCATCGTAAAACGCAAAATAATACGTTGCAAGCAAATACTGCACGTAACCGGACGATTGACAGTGTTTGCGTTTGCGTAGAGTATTTGCGCAAAATCAGGAGGAGTATTGCCCGTGGCGCGCCCGAGAAAAGCAAGCGATCAAAGTTCAACCGTTAGCGTTTCTTTGCGGGTAGACCCTGCTATCAAATATGCAATCGACATCGCCGCTCGCGTTCAGAAGCGAACTGTTACAGGGGTAGTAGAGTGGTCAGTGGAGAAAGCACTTGATCAGGTGATGATGCCTGCTGACTTCCTTGTCGAGGGCAACAAGGGCCCGGCACTTCCAGAACCTATTAGCGTGATCAAAGCTGTTAAGGAAAAACTGTGGTCGCCTGACGAAGCCATTCGTTTAGTAACATTGGCTTTTCAGTACCCTAGTCTTTTGGCATTCGACGAAAGCATTGTATGGGAGTCAATTAGGTTATCCCCTCCGTTTTGGAAATTCACTCCTAGAGTGCTGACTGAGGCAAATCCGTGGAGGAACGCCCGACTGGACGTAATAAGTTCTTACTGGGAAACTTTACTCCAAAGAATAGCAGATGCTGGCGGCATTGTTCAGGTTAGCTATGAGGATGTTGGCCTGCCGACACCTTTAGAACTTGAGGAGAGAAAAGCCAAAGCTATAACCGAGTCAGATGGCTTTTACCAGCAGATGGCGATTGAGTCGGAAAATCTTAGGCGACAGAATGAAGCTCTTCACTATCTAACTGACCAGCTTTTCGAGCTTCTGAAAAAGGTAGACCCTGAAAAAGCTAAATCTATAAAAGGTCTACCGCCGCTGCCTTGACGTCTGGTGCCAAGTGAGCATATCGCAAGGTCATTTTGATGTCGGTGTGCCCCAGCAGATCGCGCACCGTGTTCAACGGAACCCCAGCCATCACGAGGCGTGACGCGAAGTCGTGACGCATATCATGCCAACGAAACCCAGTGATGCACGCTTCCTGCAGTAGCTTAAGCCAGGCGCTTTTAACGTCTTCCATCCGGCCACCGTCCAGACCAGGGAACACGAACGCGGAGGCGCCGCTTTGTTTTTTCCATGCCTTGAGCGTGTCGAATGTCTCGCCGTTCATTGGTATGTGGCGAGTCTCCGAAGTCTTTGTAGTATCACCGCCCACAGTAATAACCTTCCTGTCAAAGTTTACCGTCTGCCAAGTCAGGCCGAACAGTTCGCCGCGCCTCATTCCGGTATTTAGAGATACCAGAATCATCGGCTTTAGATGGTCAGTGAATGCCACTTCTCGCAGGTCGTTATATAACTCCTTGCGCCGTTCTGCTCGCCACTGGTTCGCACTGTCGCGTTCCAATATGACCCGATGCTCCCTAACTTCCAGTGCGTTTCTCAGATTGCGTGTTTCATCTTTGGATAAATAACGAACCTTGCCTTTGGTGTCTACTTTCAAAGGCTTGATCTTATCCAGAGGCGAGGAGGGCAGATACTCCCAATCGACGGCCCGCGAGAAGACGCCACTGATAGATCCCATCTTGCGGTTCGCCGTGCTGGCCTTGTTCCCGGCGTTGAGCCAGCCGGTGCGCAGTTGTTCCAGATCGCGCCCCGTGATTGCATCGAGGCGCTGGTGCATAATGGTGTCGAAATTGTTGTCCAAGTTATAGAGCGTCTTTTCGTCACCGCGGTGGTGTGCCCGGAACCAAGGCATGTAGGTGTCATCGATGAACTGGCGCAGGCTGGGGGTTGTTGACCCGCGTCTACCTTGTGTGATTGCAAGAGGCTCGCCGTGCTCATGGGCATCAGTGAGATAGCGTCCAGCCTCCTTGCGCGCCTGATCGAGCGTCAGCACGCCAACGCGGCCGAGCGTGGCATTCTTATTGCGTCCCCACGTCACCATGTAGCTCATGTGCCCACTGGGTAAAACGCGGATGAAAAAACCCGGTAGATGGGTATCGTGCACTCGGTAAACTTTCGGTTCTGCCGCCAGGCTGGTGATTAGCTTCTGAGTGATTTTTGTCTTCAT